ACTTCTTAACGCTATTGGCACTTGCTACAAGCACGAAAACAAATGCGATGAAGCTCGTTCCTACTTCGAGCAAGCTCAAGCCGACCTTCCCCTGAACCCTGACATTCAAAACAATCTTGGCACTCTTTACATCAACGAGGGCAAGCCAGAACTAGCTAGCAAACATCTTGATGCCGCTCTTGCCGTAGACCCCAACCACGGACAAGCCCACTGGAATAAATCCCTCGTCCATCTTGAATGTGGCGACTATGAGCATGGCTGGCAAGAATACGATTGGGGCATTACTGCCAAAGTTCGTGTTGACCGCAATTACACCAAAGTCCCCCTTCCTTTCTGGGATGGCAGTAAGGGTAAACGTGTCGTAGTTTATGGTGAACAGGGCATTGGTGACGAAATTCTCTTCGCTAGCATGCTACCAGAACTGATTGCGGATTGTGAACTCGTTGTCTTTGAATGCCACCGCAAGCTCCACAAACTCTTCGCCAACAGCTTCCCCAACATTGATATTTACCCAACTCGCGAAGATGAAGTAATAACCTGGCCCATGAAAGCCGACGGCAGTAGCCGCTACAACTTTACACACAAAATAGCTATCGGCAGTCTTGGCAAATTCTATCGGCCCAATCTTGCGAGTTTCCCTGGCACACCCTTCTTGCAACCAACACCTGCTGCCGAACTACACTGGAACGAAATTCTTGCGAAACTCCCGCCTGGCCCTCGCATCGGTATTAGTTGGATTGGCGGCCACAAGAAAACGCGTGTTGAAGTTCGTAGCATTGAGCTCGAACGACTTCTCCCGCTTTTAGCACAAAATGCGCAATTCATTTCTCTCCAATATACTCCACAAGAGGATGAAGTTGCGGCTTTCGAGAAAGCTCATGGCATCAAAATTCATCAATTTCCTGAAGCAGTTTACAGCGCGATTTATGACGATAAAGCTGGCCTTGTTGCCAATCTTGACCTCGTTATTACCGTATGCACCAGTCTTGTTCACCTTGCCGGAAGCATGGGTGTTCCAACTTGGGTAATGGTTCCAAGTCGTCCTGCTTGGCGCTATCGTCTCGATCTCGACAGCATGCCTTGGTACAACTCGGTTACGCTATTTCGCCAAACTCCCGACACTATTGAATGGGAACCAGTCGTTAACGAAGTTGCTACCAGTTTAACAAGCCTACTTGGAGCAATTAAATAATGTCATCGCAAGAAAGCTTTCTTCGCGCAGAAATGCAGCGACTTAAACCTTTATTGCAGATGGCTTATAGCAACAAGGATTATTTAGGTTATTTGCAATTACTTGTTTGTCTTGTGCCTGCAATTAATAATTTTTTGGACAATGTAAGGATTTTAAAATAATGGCTCTCATCACCTCCGAATACGCTGCCCTTCAAACCGCTTTCCACGAACAGCGCCCCGACTACGGCGTCAGCGGCAGCAAATACGTTGAACCAGTCCTAAATTTTGCAGAAAAGCTCAAGACGCGCGATATCCTCGACTATGGTTGTGGTAAAGCAACCTTGCAGAAAGGCCTCCCATTCCCCATTCAGAACTATGATCCTTGCAGGTTGGAATATACACGCCGTCCAACTCCTGCCAATCTTGTCGTCTGTACTGATGTACTTGAACACATCGAAATCGACTGCTTAAAAGACGTGCTCGATGATATTACTTCGCTTACGCTCCAAGTTCTGTTTGTAAATGTGGCATGTCGCCCAGCCAAAAAATTCCTACCTGACGGTCGTAACGCCCACCTCATCCAAGAAACACCAAACTGGTGGCTCACTTGGTTGCTGCCACGCTTCAGCTTGCATTCATTTCAAGCTGGAAATGGGGACTTCACAGCAATCCTGCTTCCCCACAAATCCTCTGAGGTTGTCAACGATGCTTAACATTTTCATCGGATTCGACCCAAATGAAGCTATCGCCTATCACGTCCTCGCCCACTCGATTATGCGACACGCTTCTCGTCCTGTATCCATTACGCCCCTTTACCTGCCGCAACTACAAACCCTTGATGTATATAGTCGCCCCCGGGACAAGAAGCAATCGACGGACTTTACGTTTAGCCGCTTCCTCACCCCTTGGCTTGCACAGACCAACGGAGTGTCGGGTGTGTCCATTTTCATGGACTGTGACATGCTCTGCCTTGGAGATATTTGTGAACTGGAAGCAATAGCACTTGCCGACCCGAGCAAAGACGTATTCGTAGTTAAGCATGATTACACGCCCAAATCCGAAACCAAATTTCTTGGCCAAGAGCAAACCCGCTACCCTTGTAAGAACTGGTCCTCCCTCATGGTCTTCAACGGTCATCGCTTTCCTATTCGCAAACTCACACCGGAATACATCAACAAAGCGTTACCAATGGAATTGCATCAATTTCAGTGGGCACAAGAAGTTGGAGAACTTCCGATTGAGTGGAACTGGCTTGTCGGTGAATACGACACCCCAAAATCGCCTCCTAAAATGCTGCACTTCACTCTTGGCGGCCCCTGGTTCCATGAGTACGAACTTTGTGAATGGGCAACTGACTGGTATCACGAGTACGATCTCAGCAACAGTTGCAAGACACGTACTTTCTATTAATGTATCATTACGAATAGTTATTAACTATGGGTCGTCACTTTTCAAGAGAATCACAAAATGTCACACAAGCAATCTCACAAACAATCTCACAAGCCAAAACCGTGCAATCCAGCGCATCCATGCCCGCCTCCGCCCCCACCAGTCTCGGTGAGCGCAACAGCGAGTGCGACCCTTGCACTGAGTTTAAAGGGCCTCCGCTACTGGGAGGTTTAACTGATGCCTTACCCACACCTACCGAAACCATCAAAGAAGGGCAAAGGGAAACCCAAGCCCAAACCGATGATGTTTGCCAATATTGCAAAGGAGCATTCGTCAACTTAAAGGCGCATGAACACAGATGCCGACAACGCTCCAAGATGTCCAAGATCGAATAACTCTCGATTACCTGAATCGCACTAACCTCAATTCCGTTGTAATTCGGGCTGTGCAGGCCGCTATTCGTCACTACGAACGCAAGCGTTGGCCCTGGAATGAAACCACCACCACGTTGACGGCAAGCAACGGTCAACTCACTCTTACTGTTCCTTCTGATTTCATCTCGCTCGACTTACTGGAAATCCAGTATCAATCCGCAACCTACTCACTGAGTCGCCGCAGCTTTGAAGAAGTACGCGAGCTAAATGTTACGGGCAACGAAAATAAGAACTTACCAACCAGTTTTGCACAACGTGGCGACAGCTTCTATCTTGCGCCAATTCCCGACAGCGCCTACTTAGTGAATTGTCATTATCTCCAAAAGTTGCCGGAACTCAGCTCTAACTCCATGACCAGCACTAACGCTTGGCTCTCCGCTGCCGAAGACCTTATTGTTTATCATGCAACTAAACTTGTGTGGGCAAACACCCTTCGTAATACAGAAGAAGCCACCAAATACGCACAGCTCGAACGCGACGCTTACACTGACCTCCGTACCTATACTGAGCAGCGTGTAAACAACGCACTCCGCGCAACCAAGTTCTAGCCATGGGCCTCCAAATTCCCTTTGGCGAGTGGCTCCCAGATTTGCCAGCTACCCAACTCACGGATAGTCGATCTGGTGTTACTGGCGTTGTCACTGCGACTAACGTCATCCCGGACGAAAAATCCTACCGTCCCTTCCCAGCACTCGTCACTTTCAGTACTTCGCTTGGCGCACGCTGCCAAGGGGGCGTCATTGCAACCGACCCTGCTGGGGTCAACTACAACTACGCAGGAGATGCAAGTGCCCTCTATCGACTCACCACCCAAACCTTTAGTGCCGCTACCCGTGCCATCGGAGGAGCTTATACGACCGCAGCAGACGATTATTGGGAATTCGCCAACTGGGGAAACACCGTCATCGGAGTTAACGGATTCACCGACTTGCCACAACAGATTTCTCTTGGCGCGGCTCAATTCGTCGATTTAGCCACCGGAGTTAAAACCAAGCACATTGCTACAATGCGCGACTTTGTTGTGTTTGGAAACGTCAGTGATAGTGCGGCCAACGTCTATCGTGTACGTTGGTCCGCTATCAATAACCCTGCCAGTTGGACAGTGGACGCTGCCACCCTCGCCGACTTCCAAGACCTCCCTAGTGAAGGAGGTCCAGTCCAGAAAGTGCTCGGCGGTGAGTACGGCGTCATCCTCCAGCAGCGAAGTGTATGGCGCATGCTCTTCGTTGGCTCTCCGCTCGTATTCCAATTCGACCCTATTCACAAGAACATTGGCGCTTACATCCCGCAAGCCGCCATTCGTTACCAGAACTTTTCCTTCTTCTTGGCGACCGATGGCTTCTACGAGTTTGATGGTTCTCAGCTGAATCCAATTGGAAGTGGGAAAGTAGACAAATTTTTCCTTGCCGATCTGAACACAAATTATTTTTTGCGAACACACGCCGCCATCGACCCAGCGAATCGCCTTGTCCTTTGGGCCTACCCCTCAGGCAATACCATTGGCGGCAACCCTGACAAACTCCTTGTGTACAGCTGGGCCTTCCGTCGATGGGCGCTCGTCTCCGGTCTCAACATAGAACTCATCTTGCAGAGCCTCTCCACTGGCTACACGCTAGATGGACTTGATGCCGTTAGCACAAACCTGGATGCACTTGCTTGGTCCCTCGATTCCGTTCAATGGACTGGCGGCCAACTCATTCTCGCCGCCTTTAACGCTACCAATCAACTTGCCCGCTTCAATGGTAGTGCAATGGCCGCGACGCTAGAAACTGGCGAATTCCAGCTCTTCCCCGGCTACCGCGCCCAAATTAACGAAGTACGCCCCAACGTAATAGGACTATCGGCGAGCCTCACCATCTCGATCATCAACCGTAACAACCTCACTGAGAGCGCCAGCATCGGCGGTGTCGCCACCTACCCCAATGCCACCGGCTTCGTAGAAACTCGCGTTGATGCCCGTTACTTCCGTATTCGCATGGAAACTGGCGCATCCGTAGATTTCACGCACCTCATCGGGCTCGAAGTGGAAGCAGTAAAAGGAGGTATCCGATGAGCAGCAGTGCTGGAATGCGCATCTCAATCCCGCCAAGTTTCCTTTCGGATGACCCGGAGTGGAAACGCGCTGTCGGTCGTTGGATGCTCGAAGTCAACCAAGGCCACCTCAATAACATTGGAAATGTTACACTTACGGCAAATGTAACCAGTACAACTGTCGTTGACGCACGCGCCGGAGTCAATTCGTTTATTGGTTTCATGCCAACAACAGTAAACGCCGCTACTGAGTTCGGCGCTGGCACGCTATTTGTTTCTACACAAGGGAAACAAACCTTCACTATTACGCACGTGAATAATGTACAAGCTGATCGCACTTTTCGTTACGCAATATTAGGTTAAAGTGCCAAATAATTCCCAAACTGTTATATTTTTAGCTGCGCAAAAATTTTTTATTGTTACTTGCATGTCATAAATAGTTGTTATACTAGAATTTCTTTTATTCGCCTGTTGCTCACTTAAATGAATCCACTTACAGTTTCGTGGTTCATAGTTACCAAAAGGATTTATTCTTTCTATCGATGCATCTGGATACGGTTTAACCCCCATATCAGCAAGGAAAGTTTCAAATGAATGCCGCCATCTGTCACAAACAGATAGGCCCTTTGCACCATACTTCTTATACCCAGAAGCTCCAGCGCAATGACAGCGTGCGACCATACTCTGCCAAACTTTATATTCAACTGAACCATGTAAACCATGTTTTGTATTTCTTATGGAGCAAAGTTTGCTTCGTATCTCTTTATTTAAACAGCCACAAGATTTACTCGCACCACTTTTTAAACAACTTGCAACAACAATTTTTGTATTTCCGCAATTACATATGCAAGCATAGCGAAATTGTTTTGCGCCACTTGGGTAATACTTTATTCCTGCAATACCAGTTACCAGCCATCTACCAAATCGGAGCCCTTCTAAATTTGTTTTCATATCTACACTTAACGATGATTGTACATCGTTATTCTACCACAGAGACTAACATGAACCAAGTACTTAAAGGAAAATGCCAGTCATCGGGAATAGGAGTACACCATGTCTAAAGTTGGCTCATGGAGTACTACGGCAGGGAATAATAATTCCACGCCACCCGATGGCTGGCCGTAACTGGAAGGACAAGCTCCTTCTACCGTGAATGATTGCGCACGTGAAATGATGGCGCAGATCAAGACGCTCGTTAATTCGCTTGAATACGTTGACCTCAATAACACTCCATCCTTCTTGACCGCTACCACTTTCAGCATGGCAACCGCTGACGTAACAAATTTCGAAGTTGGCCGCCGCGTCAAACTCTTCGATGCCAACACAATGTACGGCACCATCATCAGTGTGTCGGCTACGCAAGTACAAGTGCGCCTGGATTACCACACTGCGCAATCAGCACTCACCGCGCAACTTTCCAGCGTTGCGATGGCAGTCGTTAAATCCACAAATAACTCGCTGCCAGATAATGTATGGAAACGTAAAAATGTTATCATTAACGGCAGCATGGACATTTGGCAACGTAGCGCTAGCTTCCAACCAGTCAACAACGCAGCTACCTATACTGCTGATCGTTGGGTACTCGAACTTTCCACCGGGGGCGCACTTGCAGTAAATCGTTCGGAGCGTAGCGCCAACGCGAGTAACGTACCAACTCTTGCGCAATCCGGCGTCTTCTTCAACAACGCTTTGCTTATAAGTTGCTCAGCGGTAGACGCAGCGGTAGCGGCTGGTGAATTCGTCATTCTGGAAACTAAAATTGAAGGCTATGACTGGCGGCAGATTGCTCATAAGCCAATGAACCTGTCATTTTGGGTAAACACCCGCCAATCCGGCATCTATGCTGTTGCTCTTCGCAACTCAGGAATTAATCGATCTTTTGTTCAAAATTATACAATCTCCGCAATCGCAACTTGGACAAAAGTCTCCATCCCAATCCCGGAAGCTCCTACCGCTGGAACTTGGGACTACTCGACTGGCGCTGGTCTCCGTGTGGCTTTCGTATTGGAAGCCGGAGCAACTTACCAAGGTGGTGCTGGCAATTGGACAGCCGCCAACTTGCTCGCCACCGCTAGTCAAGTCAATTTTCTTGGTAGTGCGGGCAACACTTTCGCCATCACCGGTGTTCAACTTGAAGAAGGTCAATTTGCAACACCCCTTGAGATTTGTCCTTACAAACAAGAACTGGAAATGTGCAAACGCTACTGTCAAACCTTCACAGACCCCGCTCGTATAGAAGGCCATACAATCGCCACTAATAGAGGTTTGTACCCCTATCAGCTAGAGCCTGAAATGCGCACTACACCTACCGCAGCCTATCCTTCCGCGCTCACAATGGTGCAAACAGACAATTTAGCAGGTGCAGCTTATGTTTCGACAGCGGCCCTATTGTCGCCCGGAAAGAACTCGCTTGTCTTCGATATGATCTGTGCTGGAACGCCTTTTACTGCTGGCGTGAATTCGCACTTCCTTATTTCAGCAGGGTCTGGCGGCTCAATTATTCTTGATGCGGAGCTCTGATCATGGCCGAATATAAACTTACTCGCAGTGGCGTTCTTAAATTAACAGGAGAAGATATTCCCGCAATAGCTTCCAACCGGCATTGGCAGCAATATCAACTATGGCTAGCCGACGGCAACACACCAGACGCTGCCGCTCCAGAACCAGTGCCTGACACCACTCTTCAGACAGCGACACGCACACTTCAAAACGATCCCGTGTTTCGCGCCCTCGTCAAAGTTCTTGCATCTCACTTTGGCCTTACTGTCGCACAGATGGTCAACGAAATTAAGGCACAGGTATAGTCATGGGCGATCAAGCATATGGGGCATGGGCAAAACTCCGACCAACCTTCCAACCAGAAAACGCAGTTCAACCAACAGCCACTCCCGTAGCTCCCGCTGCCCCAATGCCAATGTTTAATCAAGGGCAATCGGTAGCCCTATCTTTCTTGCCGGAGCAAGCCCCGCCGATGCTACCGCCACAAGGAGGCATGCCAGCAGGAATGCAAATGCCAGCGGGTAAAGGCAGCGGCAAAGGTCCATCGCAAATGCAGATGCCAATGGCCGCGCAAGCCGCACCAATGGCGCAGGCTGGCCCTGGCAATCTCAATGGCGCGGACGCCACAATGCCGCAAAAGCGTAGCATGGACTTGCAAGCCCTCATCCAATCGCTCATGTCTAGTGGTCTCCTCGGAGGGTTATGAACGCACTCCCCAAACCTTCCGCTTACCTAATGCAAGGAATTCCGGCACAATCCGTTGAACACTTCTGGCCTTTCGCTGAGCCCTACATTAAGCGCGCACTCGATCACGCACATGGCGAATTCTCCCCAGCGGACTTCAAGCGCAGTTGCATCGCACGCGATTTACAACTTTGGCTAATTTCGAAAGAAAGGCGTATATTTGGTGCAATTACAACAGAAATTGTAATGTACCCTCAC